AAATAAAGGAAATAATGGAAAATTGTGTTGAATTGGAGGTTCCATCAAAAGTGGATACGGAAATGAATGAAAGTTGGGGTGGATAATGTATAAACGAAAATGTAAAACATGTTCAAAAAATTACATACCCATTCAAGAAACACAAAAGTTTTGTGGTGCAATATGCAGAGATGAATGGTGGAAGAGAAATTCATCTACAAGATCAAGAATAATTAATTGTGAGACGTGCGGGAAAGAGTTTACAAAATATAATGATAATCACAAATTTTGTAGTTATAAGTGTAGGCCAACTGCGTTTGTACCTAAAAAGAAACCCAACAATGAGACCGGAAAGCGCTCATTCATTGAGACATTAAAAAAAATTTACAAATCTTATAATCTCAAATTTCATAGACACGAACCAATTCCCATTAAAATGGTGCATCAGTACGCAATTAATGAAAGATTTAATGAAATAGATAATACTGCACCATCAAAAAAAGGCGCTATTACAGAACATGAATTTATGTGTCACGTCGCGAGACGAGGTTGGGAATGCTTTCGAAATTTTGCCCCTACCGGTCCGATTGATTTAGTCATATTTAAAGAAAAAGAAAGCTATTTTATTGATATAAAAACCAATCCCCACTCCAGTTTAAAAGATACTCAGAGGTACTTGGGAATTAAAATGGGGTATTTGGACAAAGAGCGCAATGTGGCCGTGCTTTCTGAATCATATGGCGACATAATAAAGCAAATATGATGAACTGGTTGTGCGCATCGTTGTTGATTTGTTTCAGCTTTAATCCAGTAATGGATTACGCTAATAACAATGAATTTATTAAAGATGTGAAGGAATGCACATTACATTTGAATGCTATGGAGGATGGAGGGAACAGGATTCCGGTTGATTTAGTAGTGGCGCAAGCAATTCATGAGTCAGAGTGGGGACGATCACGGTTTGCCGTTGAAGGCAACAATCTTATGGGGATTCGAACATTT